CCAAGAAAAGCGTTTTACATGGATAACATTGAAACCATAAAGGAATTAGAGGATAAGTTATTTGATTTAACTATGAAAATGGAAAAAGAGTGCGGTAAACAGGATTTTAATGAAAAGTTGAATCAGGCTTGGTCATTTTTATATGAAGTATGGAAAGAGGATAATTAAATAGAAAGATAGAAGTTATTATGAGATTGAACAAAAAAGCACAGATTGAATCTAATAAGGAAGTTTTGGCAGCAGTTAATCGTTATAATGAAGAAGTAAAAGAAACTATTTTACATCACGGTACACGCCTTAGAACATGTCAGGCATACGTCTATGAAACACCTAGTTTCTACGTGCTGAGAAGCTACAATACAGTAGTAGCGATTATTGAAAAAAGTAGTGATATTTATTAACGATTACAGTTTCAACGCTGTTCGTTCATTAGCACCTACAAGGTGCAGAAACCAAATAAAATAACAATAGAAAGAAGAGGTATTACTATGGCAAGAGAAAAAATGGTAACAAGAACAGTAACCCAGACAACGGCAGAAGTTATGACGATTGATGTCACATCGGCAGAAGTACAGATACGTGAGTACACTATCGGTGGTACTTATGACACCAACGAACTATTACTTAAAAAACTACAGAAGCTTTTCCAGACAGATACATTCAAACTTGTAAATATCAACAGTACCACGGTAGAAGATTTACTTCTGGGAATGGCAGAAGAGGACTTTATCAGATACGCTACAGTTCTTCCACCTAGAAGTACTAAAAAAGAAAGTGAGGAGAGTTAGCATGAAAAAGTCAATTTACATATTCTAAGAATACATAAAGTTAGTCAAAACTAACAAGGGTGTGTGGTTGGCACGATTACAGTTTAAACAGTGTACACCCTTTAGCACCAACAAGGTGCGGTAACTAATCAAAATAAAACTAGAAAGAAAGAGGGAACAAAAAATGAGTAAACACTATGTAAAGTTAGTAAAGGAAATGATTAAAGAGGATATCAAGGATGATGTATCCATAACAGTGGTAAACGGGACTCTTGTGGTAGACATCTATGTAAATCATTGCTTATGTTGGCACACAGCTATACCACGTATTGAATTACGAGCCAGTTCATATATGACAGCGAAAATCGTGGCAGACACTGTTAAAAATCAGTATAAACAGTTCATTTTGGATAAGTATTTTGTTCGGAAAAAATTCAAATAATATTTGACATTTAGATTATCATATGCTATTATATAATTGTAGCAAGGGAATAAACAAAAAATCCAAGTTACGTTTGCCATAGGTGGTGTAGACTTCCAATCCACTATGCCACCTCCCCCTTAGTAGGTGTAGTTTATTGGTAAAATGCGTGAATCTTAAATAAACCTATCATCGCTCATTCACGTGAAACAGGTTCAATCCCTGTCACCTGCTCTAGTGTTTTATAACACTAAACTATATCTTGACGTTTTTAAAAATAAAGAAAGAGAGGAAGAAAAACATGGCAAGAGTACCAATGGTAACACGTACAATCACCACAACAAAAGTAAACGTAATGTGTTTAGACATTGAGACAGGAGAACCTTGTAACAGGTGTGTAGTAGTTCCGCGTACTTACAAGGACAACGAAAAGCTTCTTAAGAAAGTGAAAGAAGTTCTTGAAACGGAAACTTTGAAACTGGTACACATTGTTGACAAGGAAGAGATCGAAACTCTTTACGGCATGTCAGAGCAGGAGTTTATTGAACACTCAGAAGTTCAGTCACCTAGAAAACCAGCAGAAGAAAACGTAACAGAATAACAGAAAAAAGAGAGGTAAAATAATATGATAGAAATTAAAGCTTGCAGTAGAGAGTTTACAGATATTGAACAATATCTTATGACGATTGCGCCATCAATCACTTCAATGAAAGACGTACCAGATGGCACACGTATCACCGTTAACGGTATTTTGACATTCGAAGACACCAAAGACACAACTGGTGAAACGTCAGAAATTCTTTCAGTCATCACACCAGAAAAGAAAGTATATTCCTGTCAGTCAGCAACGTTCAAACGTTCGATTAGAGATATTTCAATTATTATGAAAGGTAAATCGTTTACAATCGTAAAAACATCTGGAAAGACGAAAGCAGGCCGTGACTTTATCAACTGTGAGTTAGATGTAGAAAGTCTTAAGTAACATACAAATATTAACAGCGTGTACTTTAATCGGTACACGCTTTTTTTAGACAAGAGGGTGATTTTTTCATGGCAAAAAGAAAAAAGAAAGTATCAGCTTATACACGTAACAGAAATCGTATCAACAGCTACATAAGAAGATTAAACAAAAAAGGACTTATCACTGAACTGTATTTTCCAACAGAAAGAGAATTAAAACGGCAAGGGATAAAAGGTGCAGAGTTAATTCGTTACACCAATGAGTTGAAAAAGGTAACACCAGATATATTAAAAGCTGAAGCCATTCCAATACCAAAAACACCTCAGAACTTTAACGAAAACGGTGATTTAAAAGTCGGTGATGATGATATGTTTAATAGGACAGTAATAGCAGACATAAAAAATAACATATCGCATTACCCAAAAGAGATAGCTGATAAAGTTACTTCTTTAATTGACCAGTTAATCACACAGCAGGGTGTAGATGATGTAGTAGAAGCTATCATGTCAACACCAGATTTGCATTACTATTTGAATAAAAATAAATATGACAGTGAAGCAGTATTGGAAGATTACGCTACAGGAATTATAAACGCACTACCTAATGCAAGTAATCAATATAAAATGGACTTAGCTGATGCCTTCGAGTTCAATGAAATTGGGTATACAATTGAAGATTAAAAAGTACAGATATTTTATGTGCGACTTTGAAACAACTGTTTACAAAGGACAAGAGTTCACAGAGGTATGGGCGTCTGCTTCGGTAGAACTATTCACAGAAAATGTTAGTATTTTTCACTCGATTGATGAACAGTTTAATTACTTTGTAAAGCAAGATTGTAATATCATAGCTTATTATCACAACTTAAAGTTTGATGGTTCATTCTGGTTATCATATTTGATGATAGATAAAGGATTTAAACAGGCATACAGAAAAACAGGTGAAGCTATAAATGAGGTAGAGTGGTTGCATGAAAAATTTATGGAAAACAATTCCTTTAAATATAGTATTTCAGATAAAGGAATGTGGTACAACATTATTATAAAGGTAAATAACCACTTTATTGAAATAAGGGATTCACTAAAGCTTTTGCCATTTAGTGTTAAAAGAATTGGTGATAACTTTGGAACAAAGCATAAGAAGCTTGACATGGAATACACAGGTTTTCGATATGCAGGATGTGAGATAACAGACAGTGAAAAAGAATACATTGCTAATGATGTTCTTGTTATTAAAGAAGCACTTGAAATTATGTTCAACGAGGGTCATGATAAACTGACAATAGGTTCTTGTTGTTTGGAAGAATACAAAGAGATATGTAAGAAATCACTCAAGAACCAGTTAGAGTACAAGGAAATGTTTCCAGACGTATATAATGTTAGTATTAACCCTACAGAATATACATACGAAAATGCCGGAGATTATATAAGAAAATCATACCGAGGTGGTTGGTGTTATTTAGTAAAAGGAAAAGAAAACCAGATAAAAACAAATGGAACTACAGCAGACGTAAATTCGTTGTATCCATCTATGATGTCATCTGAATCTGGAAATAGGTATCCTGTTGGCAAACCTTGTTTCTGGAAAGGAAACTATATTCCAGACGAAGCTATAGCAGATAATAAGTATTATTTTGTTAGAGTTAAAACAAGATTTTATATCAAGAAAGGTAAGTTACCATTTATCCAGATAAAAAGTTCTTACTTATATAAAGGTACAGAAGCACTGGAATCGTCAGATATTTATGACAGTAAAACAGATTCTTACTTTTCATTCTATAAAGATAATGACGGTATATTAAGAGATACAAGGGTTGAATTAGTCTTGACAATGACAGATTACCAGTTATTAAAAGACCACTATGATTTAGTTGATTTTGAAATACTTGATGGTTGTTGGTTTTACGCCTTAACAGGTATCTTTGATGAATACATAGAAAAGTACAAGCACCAGAAGCTTGTTAGTAAAGGTGCGTTGCGTGAGTTGGCTAAACTTTTTCTTAATAATCTGTACGGAAAATTGGCATCAAGTAAAGATTCATCATTCAAACTAGCGTATGTGAAAGATGATAAAACTATCGGGTTTTTACCAGTTACAGAATCAAACAAGAAACCTGGTTATATTCCTGTTGGTTCAGCTATCACAAGTTATGCAAGAAACTTTACTATCAGAGCAGCACAAGCGAATTATCATGGTGTTGATAAAGCAGGTTTTATTTATGCGGATACAGATAGCATACACTGTGATTTACCACCAGAAGAAATTGTTGGAATCAAAGTACACGATAAAAACTTTTGTTGTTGGAAATTGGAATCATGCTGGGATAAAGCAATATTCACAAGACAGAAAACCTACATTGAACACATAGTTGCAGAGAACCTAGAGTCAATAGAAAAACCATACAACAATATAAAGTGTGCAGGTATGCCAAAACGTTGCAAAGATTTATTTGAATTATCACTGTCAGGTGATGCTGATATAAATAAAGAATGGAGTGATGAAGAAAAAGAATTTCTATTTGACAAATATAACAACCCTATTAAACGTGATTATAGTTCATTTAAAATAGGATTGAAAGTACCCGGAAAATTACGACCAAAGAGGATACGTGGTGGCGTTCTATTGGTAGATACATCATATGAAATGAGGTAAAAAACATGAAGAAAATTATATGTTTATTGCTATTTTGTTTTACATTAACAGGGTGTACGCCTGGTAACAAAGTACCAACTGAAAAAACTGAGTATAGCATAATACTTAATAGTGGTTCAGCTTTTGTATTTACATTTAAAGACCCTGATACAAACGTTTGGTATATAGCATCTGGTAATGGCGTAACACCTAGACTTAATCAAGATGGTTCATTATATGTAAAATAGTAAAAACAGAGGGAGAACTAAGTTCTTACCCTCTGTTTTATTTATATCTATAACCCATGTGTTAATCATTGCGTTCAGCGAAAACGACAAGTAACACAGGCTCTATACTTTCAAGAGTGCTATCCTATGTTCTCAATGTTAATCGCATGAGTAGATATACTTAGTAACTAAGTGCGCTTAATGTGGCTTCTTTACATCTTAAATCTTTAAATCTAAAGCAACCACGTTCAAATAAATATCTAAGATTATTCAAAAAGAAGTCGTTACGTTTTAACATAACATAATTTATCTCATGGTCATCAGTGGTCACACTGATTTTTAAACCAAAGGTTCGGTCTGGTCTATCATCACAATATAAGTAGCCATTCTCAGTAAATTCTCTTATACCGTACTCACAACCTTTATATTTAAGTGTGCAAAGGTATTTATTTTTTCCGATAGGTCTTTCAATAAAACTCTGATTATCATTCAAATAAACACATTCACTACTATATCCAACATAACTGTCTTTCTTAAAAGCTCGGTTGAATCCACTGGTTTTCTGTGCTTCGCTTGCTGATTTATTGAATCCCTGTTCTAATACAAACCCGTCACCACGTAAAAATTTTGTATCTTTATGTAGTCTAGCACTTATTTCCATTTTTGTATAATATGGATTGATAAGACTGACAGGATTCGCAATCATATACACAGGTACATAACGAACCTGTTCCCCCTGACCTCTTGCAATAGACGTATGAATACTGATGAACTTCATTACTTCATCAGGGCAGTAGTGATTAGATTCACTTTGAAATTCATCAAACTCTAGCCTAGAAATATCAGCAAATAAATGACTATATTTTTTCAACTGGTCGGCACTGTTTAAACTTATAGCATACCCACAGCTTTTTTCGTCTAAGAATAACTCATGGAAAATTCCACTTGCCCGTCTTTTTGATGTCATAGTGTGACCTGTGAAGAACAAACTTCCTATATCTTTATAGAATTTATCTACCACATTATCAAGTTCATAATTATAACGGTAAATAAGACCGAACTTTTCACCTTTATCAAGAAATCTGTTTATGCATAGTCTGCTAAAATAGGTTGTCTTTCCTGCACTTCGGTTGGAAGTAACCATATAGATTTCTGGTTTGTTACCGTTGATATCTAACATTGACAATAATTTAGTACCGTCATAATATTTTGGCGTATCAAAAACCTCCTTTTCATACTTAATTATAACATGCCCATTGTTTTTTTGCAAGTATTGTGATATAATAAAATTGAATTAAATAAGAAAGGAGATACCATGAAGAACTTATATCCAATCTTTGTAGCATTAGGGTTTAACGCCCTAGACGTGATAACCGGTATTGTGTCTGCCATAAAAATTAAAGACATTAAATCCGCAAAACTACGTGATGGGCTTTTCAAAAAAGTGGGTTTTATTTTCTGTTATTTTACGGCATGGCTAGTTGATGGATACGGTGATGTTATAGGATTCAAACTAGGTGTTTCAATATTACCAGTTATTGTACTATACACTTGCACAACCGAGCTAGTTTCAATACTAGAAAACATATCCAAAATTAACACAGACCTTTTACCGAGCAAACTTATGGAACTTTTTCACATTTCAAACACCAGAAAGGAGTAACAAATGGGTGACATTAACAAAGCTGTTTCTTTCATGATTAACACAGCAAAGGACAATATTCATGGTTATGATCAACAGCACAGAAACGGTCCAGATTATGACTGTAGTTCACTGGTAGGGACAGCATTATACTATGCAGGTTTTGCTGTTTCACCGTATTCATGGACTGGCAACTTAGAATCACAGTTAAGAAAAGCAGGGTTTGTAGATTGCAAAGCACCATGGAAAGCAGGTGACATTCATTTAAACAGAGGAAACCACGTATGTATGAGTATCAATGAAAGCCAGATAGTTGAAGCGTCAATTAACGAAAAAGGAACAGCCACAGGCGGTAAAACTGGTGACCAGACAGGTAAAGAAATTCAGATTACTTCCTATTATAATTATTATCTAGGTTGGGATTTACACTTGAGATTTACTGGTGCAAACACAAACAACAATAAAGGCTATAATGTTAAAGAAATAGCCCAACAGGTTATTGCAGGTAAATGGGGTGTAGGTAATGAGAGAAAAAGACTCTTAGAAAATGCAGGTTATAATTATGATGAAGTACAAAGTTATGTAAACGGACTCTTTACAAAAGGTGGTTACAAGTCGAACGGTGAAGTTGCAAGAGAAGTTATCAAAGGTGTGTGGGGTGTAGGAAAAGAAAGAAAAAACAGACTTGAAAAAGCAGGTTATGATTATAACGAGATTCAAAAACTCGTTAATCAGATGTTAGGCTAATGCAATGCCAGACATAAACAAAGCTTATTCATGGGCAATCGAAACGTGTAATGCCCCTAACGTGGGATATAGTCAGACATATAGAAACGCCCAGACCGTAGGTGGCATTACATATTACGATTGCAGTTCTTTTATCAACTACGCACTCTTAGCAGGTGGATTTACAACACCTAATTACGCACCAAAATATAACGCTTTTACAACTTATACCGAAGCAGACGTTTTACTTTCACTAGGTTTCAAGGAAGTTGATGCCAGTGGCGAATATTTAGCGGGTGACATTGGTCTTTCAGTTTCCCATACAGAAATGTGCTATAAAGGCGGTAAGGGAAAAGGTGTGTTCATGGGAGCGCACACAGACAACGCACCATTAGCACATCAAGTTAGCATAGGTTCAACAACTGGAAATCAAAATTATGAAACATCATTCTCACGGTTGTTTAGATACGGTGAAGGTGGTGCATCTGGTTACGGATGTAGTGCATACGTTGTATCAGCAATATGTGGTAATATGTGGCAGGAAAGTGGTGTAAATCCAGGAATGTGGGAAGGGCAGAATGTTAGTTCATTTACGAGTTTAAATGTTGGTTTTGGGCTAGGACAATGGACAAACACTGGTGGAGATACGCATGGTAGACTTTATAAGTTACATGAATGGCTTCAAGAAAATGGGTATAAAGACGATGATGGTAACGGACAACTTCAATATTTAATTCACGAAAATGTATGGTATTCCAGAGATGAAGCTAGTCAATATGCCACGTTAACAGATTTTCTCACTTCCAGTAGTACAGATTTAGCTGAATTAACACATGCTTTCAATGTAGGGTGGGAAGGTATTCATGACCACACATGGGATTTCCGTGTGACCTACACAGAAAAATGTTATGAGTTTATTACTAAACATGCTAATGACACTTCAATCAACAAATGGTTTTCAAAAAATGAGTTTTTGTCAGTTGACGAAAGACTCAACAATGCCGTTCTTATTTACAGATTCTTGTCGGCAGGCGGTGGTGGTGGTGGAACGCACACTACAAAAAAGAAATCAATGCCAGTTTGGATGATGCTAAAATATCATTATTAAGTTGAAAGGAGGTGATTAAATGGCAGTAAAAACTAGAGAGGAAATTCTGGAAAGTTTCAAAACAAGATTAGGAGAAAATCCTGACGATGAATCCATATCGTTTTTAGAGGACGTTACCGATACACTTGATGACTTTGAAAAAAGAGCGAACGGTGACGGTACAGACTGGAAAAGTAAGTATGAAGAAAACGATGCAAATTGGAGAAAGAAATACACAGAAAGATTTTTCTCAGATGAACCAGAACCAGAACCAGAACCAGAACCAGATAATACCCCGACGACATTTTCAGATTTATTTAAGGAGATTTAAAAGATGGCTAGAAGAATTGCTAACAGTACGCTAAATGCGTCTACAATTGACATTATGAACGTTATCCGACAGAACGCTTCATATGATTATCAGCAGAACGTACCTGCTGTTGCAAAGGCAAGTGATATTCCTAAAGTCGGAGAAGTTATCTACGGAACACCTGCTTTCGCAAACCAGTTTATCAATGCACTTGTAAACAGGATTGCTATTGTGCGTGTGCAGTCTGCAAACTTTAACAACCCTTATTCAATTCTTAAAAAAGGGTATCTTGAGTACGGTGAAACTGTAGAAGATATTTTTGTATCAATTGCAAAAGCAGTGGACTTTAGTGCAGAAAAAGCACCGAAGAGAGAGTTCCAGAGAAGTATTCCTGATGTTCGTTCAGCTTTCCACGTAATGAACTGGCGTGTAATGTACCCAGTGACCATTCAGGACGAAGATTTAAGACAGGCATTTCTTAGTATTGATGGTGTACAGAACCTTATTGCTAAGATTGTTGATGCAGTTTACACAGGTGCAGAGTACGACGAGTTCCTGCTCTTTAAGTACCTGTTGATTAAAGCAATCAGTCATGGTAGAGTGCATTCAATCTCAATCGGTAATGGCAAAGTACTTACAGAAAGTGCAGTTCAGTTTAGAGGTACTTCTAACTTATTACCATTTATGTCAAGTGAGTTCAATGAAGCAGGTGTTAAAACGAACACGCCTAAAGAAAGACAGGTTATTTTCATGGACGCTATGTTCAATGCACAGTATGATGTAAATGTACTTGCAAGTGCTTTCAATATGGACAAAGCGGATTTTATGGGCAGGCTGTTCCTCATTGATAACTGGTCAGAGTTCGACAATGAACGTTTTGATGTTATCAGAGCTAATTCTGATGGTATCAAAGAAGTTACTACAGAAGAACTTGCACTGTTGAAAAATGTAAAAGCTGTTATTCTGGATGAAAACTGGTTTCAGGTTTATGACAACAATAACAAATTTACAGAGAAGTATGTGGCATCAGGTTTGTACTGGAATTATTTCTATCATACATGGAAAACAGTTTCCAATTCTCCGTTTGCAAACGCTTGTGTATTTGTAACAGATGATGCTACAATCACATTACCTACTTCAATCACAGCACATGTGAATGCTAAGGACGAAAGTGACATTGCTACGGTATTTACAATCAGTACAGACTTAGACGGTCAGAGTCTTGACCCACACAATGTCAACTTTATTCAGACCGAAGAGTTGACCACAGCAGGTATCGCAGTTCAGCCTTATGGTGGCGTTCTGATTCCTACCAATAAGATTGATACAGATATTACGCTTGTGGCAGAGATTAACGGTACTAAGTACACAGCCACTACACCTATTACTGGTGCTACAACTGTTGGTACAACTATTACATTAAATAAATAGTAATGGTAAGGATGTGTGGTGGTATTAAGTTACTGCCACACATCAGTTAGAAAGGAATTTATTATGTATATATATCCTCAGACTAATATAAAGTTACTAAAAGATGTGCCACTAGATACAACATATGACCACACATTATGGTTTGACAATGCAAGCGCACAGTTCGAATATTTCAGTGCGTTGACAAAGTACAATATGAATAACTACAGTTATCAAAGGGTACAAAAAGGAGTAACAAGAGTCGGCATTAAAGCTGACAGTCTTTATGATTGCAACTACATGGTGTTTCAAAATTCAGCTTATGGTAATAAGTGGTTTTATGCTTTTATCACAAGTGTTGAATATGTGAATGACGTAACATCTAACATCAGTTTTGAAATTGATGTCATGCAAACATGGCTATTTGACTGTTCACCAGATTATTGTTTTGTTGAAAGAGAACACTCAGAAAGTGACCAGATAGGTGCTAACATTATACCAGAGAACCTTGACACTGGTGAGTATGTATATAATGGGTATGGTAAATTAACTAAAGTTCTTGACCCATTGTGTATTATATGCATGGTATGTGACACGGCAGAAGACCCAGACGGTACACTATATGACGGTATTTACGGTGGGTGTACATTATTTGCGTATAACGTAGATAAGAAAGGCGTTACCGCGTTGACCAAAAAATTGCAAAGCTATAACCAAAAGCCAGATGCAATTGTGGGACTTTATATGTGCCCTGTTATAGCTACGGGTGAAGCTATTCCAGATGACGGGGTGCAATTACTGTTTTCAAAAGGTGCTTATGGGTTTGACATTTCTGTTCCTACCTTAACAACAAATGATACTCTTGATGGGTACAAACCTAAAAACAATAAACTGTACACTTATCCATATAACTATTTATCAGTAGAAAACGGAAAATCTACTGCCAGTTTTAGATATGAATTTTTTAACAATTTAACTGTAGCACTTCACGTTGATGTTCCGGTTACAATGCCAGTACAAGTAGCATTAAGACCAAACGGGTACAAGGGTAGTAAGGTTGGTACAACTCTTAATGGTGAATCATTGATACTTGACGATTATCCAATGTGCAGTTGGTCTACTGATTCTTTCAAAGCATGGCTAGCACAGAACGCACTCCCATTAGCAACCACAGCTACGGCAGGTGCATCTGCTCTAGGATTGTCTGCTTTAGGTGTAAGTTTTCCACCGCTAGGGGTACTAGCAGGAGTTGGAACTGTAATGAATCTTTTATCACAGGGGTATAAAGCGTCTATTGCGACTGACGTGGCAAGAGGGAATATCCATAGTGGTAACGTTGATGTTGCAAGTGGAAAGAAAACTTTTTGGGGTGGTAGAATCAGTGTAAGTCATCAGTATGCAAGAATGATTGACGATTTCTTTACTAAGTTTGGGTATGCAACTAAGAGAGTAAAAATTCCTAACCGTAACAGTAGACCACACTGGAATTATGTAAAAACTGTTAGTGCTACAATGACAGGGAGTGTCCCATCTGATGACATGAAAAAAATTTGTAGTATCTATGATAACGGTGTGACATTCTGGAAACATGGGTATGAAGTTGGTAGATACGACTTAGACAATAGTCCAGTATAATAAGGTGGTGATAAAGTGGGACGAAGAAAGCATAACATTTTTGACGAAAGTTTGATATTAAATAACCTTACTTATCGTCAGTATTTAAACAGATTAACAGAACTGGCTATATCCATGTTTGAGTGGAAGAACCTGCCAGATACAGTTGATGCAAGATATCTTGAATTACATCTATTTGAAACTGGTTGCATGGTTTATTTCAAAGACGATGTAATAGGGGACTTGTGTTTAAACTGTATCGTTAACGGTAGACTTGATGTTTACGGCAATCCTTTACTTAGGCGAGCGTACAGTGGGTACAACAATTACCAAAAATTACTAACTTATAAAGATAGCGTTATTATCTGGAATAATTATTTGCATAGTAACAGTATTCTTGACGTTGAAATGTTTGCACGAAGATTATACAACATTGATAGAATTATTGATGTCAATGCAAATGCACAGAAAACACCAGTGCTGTTACAAGGTAGTGAAAAACAAAGGCTTACTCTTTTAAATTTATATAAAGAGTATGACGGAAACGCACCTTTTATTTTTGGTGACAAGAATCTGGATATTAACTCATTGAAAGCATTTAGCACTAATGCCCCGTATGTATGTGATAAATTGTATCAGTTAAAAACACAGATATGGAATGAAGCGTTAACTTATCTCGGTATCAGCAACATCAATATTCAGAAGAAAGAAAGATTGATAAGTGATGAAGTTACGCGAAATCAAGGTGGCACTATTGCTAGCAGATATAGCAGGTTAGAATCACGTAGGCAAGCTGTTGAAAAAATAAACAAGATGTTCGGTACAAATATCGAAGTAAATTACCGTGAAGATTTTCAGCAGATTAGTGACGATAATCAGCCAGAAGACCCAGGTGCAGATACGATAGGTGGTGCAGGAAATGAGTAAATATACAACAGAAGTTAGGTACATTTGTGAAACTGATAGCGGATTAGATAAAAGTGTTGGATTTAACTCGGTGGATGACGTTATTTCAAAATCATGGGATAAGATTTTTACAAGTAAAGTGCATTTCTTTGATGAAGATTATAGAAAGATACTTTGTTGCAAAATCTTAAAGCACTATTATTTAAGAGAGATAGGGTGTGAAACTGTTGGTATCTGGAAACTTTGGGTCAATACAAAGCTTGAAGAAATAATGCCTTACTATAATCAGTTATATGAGAGTGCTAAGTTAAAGTTTGATCCATTCCATGATGTTGACTTAACCAGAAAACATAACAGAACTGAAAACGAAAAAAGCACAGACAATAGAAGTAGTAATGGAAGTAGAGATAATAACAGTACACAAAACACAAGTAGTAACAAAAATAGTAGTGCAAATGGCGAAGAAAAAAACTTATTCAGCGATACACCTCAAGGCGGTTTAGTTGGTGTTGATAACGAAACCTATTTAACAGATGCTAGAAAAATTAACACTAGAAATACCGGTAATGAGAGTATAAGTGGTAATTCTACTGAGAAAAGCGGAAGCACTTATAAAGATAGTGAACAAAGTAGCGGTAATGTTGACACTACAGAAGATTATATTGAAACCATTGTAGGTAAGCAAAATTCAGAAAACTACAGTTCGTTAATTATGAAATACAGAGAAACTTTCCTGAATATTGATATGCAGGTTATTAAGGAATTTGATGAACTATTTTTTGGGTTATGGTAAAAACGGAGGTATTTAAATGGATAAACCTATTGAAACATTATGCTTTTATTGTCAAAAAGTTCTACCAATGGTCTATGATGAAAGTTTAAGTTACTATGAATTAAGTTGCAAAATTAGTGAGAAACTTAATGAAGTTATTAAAGCACAAAACGGTATTCCGGATTATATTGAAAAGAAGATTAAAGAATACATTGAAAGTGGTGATATTAACTCTATTATTGCACAAATTTTAGCTAATTACAATCTTAACGTTAAATTCCCGCCTAGCGGGTTAAAACCTGCAAGTGGTGATGGGACATCAGATGACACTCAAGCTATTCAGGCTTGTATTGATTATGCTTCACAGCATGAGGGTATGACTCTATTCTTCCCAAACGGGTCGTACTTAGTTAGCGAATTAACTTTACATGATACTTTATCAATGTATGGACAGGATAGGTATAATACTAGGGTAGTAATTAGAGGTGGAGTTAAAAAAGCTATCATTAGCGGTACATTAAGAAATCTCTCATTAACAGGGTTAGGGTTTGACGGTAATGGTGATATACAAGTTAACAACGTTGATATTATCGATGTTAGTTGTGATAGCTGTTCTATTAGTAACTGTTTCTTTACTGATGGCTATACATTACTAAAATTAAATTCTAAAGTACAGTCTGACATTTCTAATTGTTATTTTGAAAGTGCAGTTGTAGAATCAGCTAACTTAACTGGTACTGGTGTTAGACTTACTAACTCTATGTTTAAGTCTATATCAGATGTTAAAGGAAAAACATTCTTAAATGTAGGATGTGATAATTCTATCATTGACAACTGTATTCTCGATAAAGAAGTTAAAGACCCTTTAATTATTAGTGGTGAAAATAATGTTGTAAATGTAATGTATAATTACCCTTACAATAGTAAACAGGTTTACGGCAATAATAATGTAAAAATTTATCGCAAATACGAAGAAAGTAAAGCAGATAAGAAAATTTTTCATGGTACTGATTTTGTTGTAGATGCTAACTTAGTTTATTCGACACCTGCAACCGGTGATAGTTTCTATGACACCGTTACAATGAAAACAGTTAATACAGATAACTTGTATAAAGTCATGGTGGAAAATGAAACAACAGATACAATTCCAACTAGAATTTCAGAAACTGAAAAAAATATCACAACTAATGCTAACAATATCAGTGCAAATTCAAATGAAATTACGAAAACAAACATAGCTCTTACAGATTTTAAAAAACAAACAAATGATAATTTTACAACAGTTAACGGTGACATTACAAATATCAACAAAGAAATTGAAAAAATTAAAGGAATTGAGGGTATTCGAGCTAATCGCAAAATTATTATTGCATGTGATAGTATTGGTATTGGAACAAACCCAGACGGTAATGTGACAGGATTTACTGAAATCATTAGACAGAAAATGGGACTAACAACAGGTACTAATTTCTTCATCTGTGGTGGAAATAACTTTGGATTCAACACGCCAAGTTCAGCTTTTAGATGGTTAGAGGGCATGAAAAAAGTTACTACACCAGATGATAATTCTATTACTGATATTTATGTCTTTGGTGGGGACAATGACGACACTGAAATTCTTGACGTAAATAACATTACACCAATATTAGCACAAATAGAATTGTTCTGCGATTATTGTAAGACACGTTTTCCAAACGCTCAAATTTCTATTGGAATGATAGGATGTAAAATGAATGGTACACCTTATAGACTAGCTGCTGTTAAAAATGCGTATAGCAGATGCGGAACATACGGCGCAAAATTTATTGACAACTGCAATTACATTTTACAAGACTTATCACTCTTTGCTAGTGATAATATACATCTAAAGCAAGACGGTCAAAATCTATTAGCTGATTATTTGTTATCTGTTATACACGGTGGCGAAGTATCAGTTGTAAAACAGTATTACGGTTTTGATATGAACAAGACAAATAAAATAACACCAGTAAATAATACTAAATTTAGTTGTATTCAATGGATGTTTAATAATATAAAGCATTGGAATTTTGACCGGTTAAGATTTGACCTTGTAACACCTGCTATCATTGGTGAGGAAATGAACATTGAAGCGTTTACTTTTAATACGGGATATATTTGTGGTGATAATTCATATAACGGTTGTAGATTTACTACAACAGGTTTTGGGTATTTTGATGACAACCAGTATAGAGTAATTACCATTCGATTTAACGTTATTGAACGTAAAATTGTTCTAAGTATTGCATGTTTAGATGGAACAGGTTATCCACAAGCTAAACTAAAAGGTATTATTATACCAGCGTTTGAAACACAACAGGCATCAGATATGTGCTAATTTTGAGGAGAGGTTATACTTTTTAGCCTCTCCTATTTTTATTATTTACGGTGCAAATGATAAGTGAGTTGATAGCTAAAATGAAAACGGGATTTGAAATTTAATGGGGCA